GGTTCCTGCTAAACTAGCGCCCGCTCGCCCCCGGGCGGGCCGTGCCGGAATAGCTCAGTCGGTAGAGCAACTGATTCGTAATCAGTAGGTCGGAGGTTCGATTCCTCTTTCCGGCACCATTCCCACCTTTATATTCAAACACTTACGGAACATCGGGCGTAAATCCGGCGTAATCGCATTTGGCTTTTGTGTTAGCCGACGTCCCCGTATACTGTCCGTATGGCCAGTAGTATATCCATCACAATCAATCAGCAGTGGAGCGGGCTCACCACGATCTATCCGTGGAGCCGCTCCCAGATCGGCGTGCGCCTGCGCGGCGGTGGCGTCCGGTATGTGCCCTTCGGTGGCTTCCTGCACAAGTCGTGGATCCCGAAGTGGGCCTCGCCGTGCGCGCTGGCGTGCACTACCTGGAACTACAGCGACGACGACGCCGGAGATCATCGCCACATCATGTCTGGCTTCATCGTCGGGACACTGATCGAGCAGAGGGCGTTTGTGGTGTTGTACGATGGAAGGCCGAAAGAGGTGTGAGGGAGCCATGTGCGGACGATACGGCGCGTTGGATAGCGAGCGCATCACCCAGTTTGCCCGCGACCTGGGCGCCAAGGGCTTCGAGATTCAGCAGAACGATGATGTGCGGCCGACGAACCAGGTGCCCGTCATTGCGGCCGGGATGGAAACGCTGCGCGTGAGGTGGGGCATTCAACCCGCCTGGGCGAAGAAGATATTGATTAACGCCCAGGGTGAGACCGTCGCCGAGAAACGCACGTTCGCGCAGGCGTTCCGGGAGCATCGCTGCCTGATCCCTCTGGACTGCTGGTACGAATGGCGGGACGAAGGCGGGTCTCGAAAGCAAAAGTTCCGCTTCCAGCTTCCCGGCGGTGCGCCGCTGCTGATGGCCGGCATCTGGTACCCGGCCGGCGAGGACGCACCCGCCGCCATGGTGTCGCTCACGACCACGCCTAACTTTGAGAGCAAGCCCATCCACGACCGGATGCCCGCTATGATCGACCCCAAATACGCTCACCTGTGGCTGGACGGAAGCCCGACCGAGGCCTTGCAGCTGGTAGGCCCTCTACCGGACGGCAGCACCGTGGTGGAGCGAATGTAGCCCAGGGTTGCCGCCCCCACCTGCTTAGGTCATCCTGTAACCAATGAGAACTGAGTCACACTTTTAGGTTTTAAGGGGTTACGGAATGGCAACAACGGAAGATGTCCTGCGCCTGATGGGCGCGACGAAAGTCGCAAAAGATCAGGCCGAGCGAAAAGCGAAGGAAGAGGTTCAGCACGCTGAAAACGCGGCCTGGGGAATGCATAAGAACATCACCCTCTGGGTTCACCCGCTCAGACAGCAAGGCCTGCGTTACACTGAGGGACAAACAAAAGGCGTTGTGGACACGCCGGCAGGCAGGGTTTCGTTTAACGAAGCCCTTCTCGATATCAAGTTTGAGGACCGGTCCTGTGTGATCAAAGCCATCGTTGAGGATCACGGCGGGCTAAAAGCTGCCATCATCATTGAGGGCGCCGATGAGTTTCGGGCGGTAGAGGACCCAGAGCAAATTCATCCTGGGTGGCATTACAGCCTTCCCGGGGAACCTAGTAACTGGTTCGTTTTCAACCAAAACACGTTTTACGACCTTCTTATTAAGGCTTTAAAGATAGAACAGTATGAAGACGATCAGCACTAAGGCAGCATTAGCCACTAAAACCCCGTGACATCGACAACGAGCAGGAAGGTGTTCTCGACAATAGTGCTCGGGAAGAGCACCGTGCCGGGGTCATTAAAAAAGGCCCCCCAGAGGACACCTTGGGCCACGTTCACTTTGTCGATAAGCGGGGTCTCGATCATCATGGCGACGTAGAACACATACCCGTTCACGTTGGGCTGCGCGCCAACGATCTGCCCCCAGTAGCGCCGGCCGACCTGCGAGAAGATAACCGCCACTTTTTTGCCGCCGTAGGTTTGGGAGTCCGTGGCCGCCAGGTCGTTATAGGAGAGGAAATCCAAGATACGCAGCGACCGATAGCGGGAATCATAGCGCCGCACGCCGCCCCCATCGTTCACGAGCAGCCCGAATTGGTTCCCGGACACCGAGTGGTACTCCAGCGGGTCAAAGACGAAATACTCAACTTCAGCGCCCTGGTTCTCCGATGCGATGGTGAAGGTGTAGCCGCCGCCTCCATTGTCCAGCACGTTGAAGATGGTGACGCTGTTTCCGGGCACAGACCGCAGGGCGATGACCGGGGCACCCAGGCCACCCAGCGATACGGTACCCAGCCAGCAATCGGCCGCACCACCCGAGTGATGGGTATTCGGGTAGACGAAGCCCTGATGGACCAGCCCCATGTTGCTGTAACTCGCATCGATCTGGATACGATCGTCTTGGTTCCGCACCACTAAGCCAAAGCTCATCAGTACACCCCGTAATGGACGGTGGCGGAGATCTTGGTGCCCCGATAGACGTTGAACTGCCAGGACACCGTATTACCGCTGAGCGATATCTCAGCAGGCGAGTAATTCATATTCCCTACCGGCACCGCCGCTTCAACGAATATCCACAGCTCCGCCCCGGGCGGCACATCGTTGATCACATAGGACCCCGCCGACGTGCCGGTCACAAAGCTCCCCAGGTAGCGCGTCAGCCGCCGCGTGACTTCGACATCGGGCTCGCCGTTGGGGCCCCAGGTCTGCAGGCCGAAGCTCATGCGGTGAGGTCTCCCATCTGCACCCGCAGGACGCCGCTTTCATCGAACACCTTGATGGCGTCGTTGGTGATCGACATGCGGCCGCCGCCGGCGAGGGCGGCGTTGATCGCGATGGCGCCGGTGCGCATGTTCAATCGGAACACCGGTTCACCGCCCGGGCCGACGGCGTCGGACTCCAGCCAGTCGGCCAGCTTGGCCGAGCCGATGCTGGCGCTGCCGATGATCGCCTCGTTGATGATGGCCTGGCCGCCCTGGATCACGAACGGCGAGATGGTTTCGTCGGTGTTGGGGTCGACCACGGCGAACCGCGAGGCGGCCACCAGCACCTGGCTGGTGATGACACCGTCGTTGTTCTCGACGCCGACACCGATGCCCGCTAAGTAGGGCACGCCGTTCTCGGTGAGCTGGGCCTTGATGGTGTACATGGCGGCCAGCTCATTGATGAGCTGCTGCACCACCACCGAGGACCCGCCGGCTTCGTCGATCAGGTCCAGCAGCTCAGTGCTGAGCTGGGTCTCGGTGATCTGGCCGTTCAGGTACTCGAGGATGGGCCCGGCGCTGGCGCTGGCGACGCCGTGCACCAGGCTGGTCCAGGGGCCAATGTTGCCGCTGCGGTCGACAATGCGGGCCCGGAACCAGAATTCCTTGCCGGCGGAGAGGCCGGTCAGGGTGTGGTTGCGCTGCGGGTACGGGAAGTCGCCCAGCGGAATCATCTGCTCGACATCGTTGGCCTCGCCGTATTCCAACTCGACCTTGAGCGCGTCGGCGGCACCGGTCTCAGGGAAGCCCCATTCGAGCTTGATGCCGAACACCAGGCCGGTGGCGGTGAGCGACGCCAGCGCCGGCGGGTCGCCGATCTTGCCGTTCAGCGTGGTCTCCATGCTGCTGGCCGGGAGGGACTGCACGTCCAGGGCGTTGATGGCCCGAACACGCACCAGGTAGTTGCCGGCGTAGATCCCGGGGACCTCAAAGCCCAGGGCGCTGGTGCGCGGCACATTCACCCAGGGGCCGTCGTCTTTGCGCCACTCCGCCTGGTAGGCGATCGCGCCGGCGACGGGCTCCCACTGGGCGCGCATGGTGGTGATCGCAATGCCCTGGTCCACCTGGCTGTAGCTGTCGATGGTGACGCTAGTCGGGGCCGGCTGCGCGCTGGGCGGAATCACCGAGATCGGCGGGTTGTCGATGCGGGCGCCGGTGTCCACGTTCTGGTACTTGCCGGGGTCATGCTGCACGGCCGTGATCTGGAACAGCCCCTCTTCCACCTGGGCCCGGCCAATCACGCGGAACTGCTGGACAGCCAGATCATCCGCGTCCACGGACCAGACGGCCTGCACCGCCGGCGTCTCGGAATACGCCGTGGTCACCGTGACCACCGCGCCGCTGGCCGCCTGCACCGTGCGGGCTTCCGCCTTGCCGCTGGGCAGGTTCACGATCAGCCGGTCGCCCGGATTCATCTGCGCCGGACGGTCCAGAGTGACCTGGGTGTCGGTGGCGCTGTGGATCCGCCCGCCCAGGCGCCGCCCGGCCAGCAGTTCGTCCGCCACGCCGATGATACGGCCCGGCAGAGGGATATGGCCGTCCAGGCCAACACGGAAATCAACGGTGCGGTCCTTGCTGTTGGTCAGCAGCGCCCATTTACCGCGGCGGTGCGCCTCGCTCTGGCGGGTGCAGCCGATGGCGGTGAGCTCTAACTGGTTAATGCCATAGCGGCGCACCAGGGCCTGGTCAGACACGGCGACCACGTCGCTCTGGTAGTCGTTGTCCGGGTTGTCCCAGCTCACCAGCGCCGTGGAGTAGCGCTCTCGCTGGTTGGAGCTGCCGTACTCGAAGTGGCCGTCCACCACGTTGGCCCGGGTGTACACGTAATCGATGTCCCGGGGCATGTCGGCCATGCTGACCATCTGGCTGTCGGCCCAGTAGAGCATGCCGCGGTAGATCGCCGTCAGGTCCCGCAGCACGTTCCAGGCCTGCGCGGCTTCCTGGATGTAGATGTCGCAGGTGAAGCGCGGCTCTTGCCCGCCCCGCCCGTCCGGCACCAGCTCATCGCAATACTGGGCGATCTGGTAGAGCGCCCACTTATCGACGTTGGCGGCGGTGAGCCGCCGGCCCAGGCCGAACCGCTCCGCCCTCAGCACGTCGTAGCAGACCCAGGCCGGGTTGTTGGTCCAGGCCCACTTGAAGGTGCCGTCCCACAGCCCGCTATAGGTGCGGGATTCCGGGTCGTAGTTGGTGGGTACCCGGACAACGCGCATCTTGCAGTCGACGCTGACCTGCGGGATCTGCTGGAACTGTGAGGCGTCGAACTCGATGAACAGCAACGCGGTGTTGGGATAGCGCAGCTTCGCATCGATCACCTCGGTGATCGCTTCCACCCGCATGGCGTTGATCACGTCCGAGGAGGTGGAATCCGGCGTCAGCCGGCGCACCCGCACCTGCCACCCGCTGGTCGCCGGGGGCAGGTCGATGCGATGGGAGCGCTCATACTTGGTGGTGGTCTTGTCGTTGATGCGCCCGTCCAGCACGGTTTCCCAGGCGCCGCCGTCGGTGGACAAATCGATGGCGTAGTCCACACGGGTACCCACGCGGTCGCCGTTGTCCTTGGTGCGCACCAGCAGCGGCCAGCTGACGCGGATCCGCACGGCGGACAGCTGAGTGTTGCTGACCGCGCGTACCCACGGCGTATCGCTGGGCAGATCCACCGCCACGGCGATCTCATTCTGGACGTTCGGCATGCCCTGGATGTAGGACTGGTGAGGCGTGCCCGGGCGGAACTCCCAGCGCACACCCGGGAAGTTCTCGGTGCCGCTTTCGGCGATCAGCGGGGTGCCGTCCAGATAGATGTCACGCCCGGTGATGCCGCCGGCGAACTCCCCTTCGCCCAGCGCCAGCAGCATCTTCGCGCGGGCGACGGAACGGATGGAATCGGGCGCTTCTACGGGTGTATGGGGCTTCTCGGAGCCCTTGGAACCGGTAAACAACGGAATCACGCCAGATCCTCAGCGTAGATGCCGCCGCTGATGATGGCGCCACCGATGCGCCGCCGACCGTAGCCAAGGCCCACCGGCCGCCCCTGGGCAACCGTATTGACCGGCCCCCCGAACGCATAGCTGGGCTTGTTATCCGGGCTCTCGCGGCCGCTGAGCTCGCCCACCTGGGGCGAGAGCATCTGCACCACCCCACCGACCATCATGCCGACGCCGGCGTAGATCATGGGCGTGCCGATGAACGACAGGGCACCGGCGGAAAAGAAGTTGATGGCGGCACCGGCCACCACCAGCACCGCGCCGACTATGGTGGAGACCAGCCCGCTGTTCTTGCTGCCTTCCAGAATCGGGGCAATACGGATCGCTTCACGGTCGCCCTGCAGGTGGAGTTCGTCTTCAGTGAGGTTGCGCTTGCCGTAGAACACCGCGTACACCAGACCGCGCTCCCGGCTGGTGTTGAGGAAGCGCTCAAAGCCCGGCAGCTGGACGCACAGCGCACGGACGGCTTCCGCCGGCGATGCGACGGCCAATCGGAACTCGCGGCCAAAGGTGGCCCCCAGCACGCCGTAGAGGCGCACCGTTCGAAGTGTCTCTGCCATGGGTCAATCCTGATATCGAAGGTAAAGCCGGGTGCGCTCGCGCCAGTAGCCGCCGTACACCTCGCGGCCGGAGAGCTTGCCCGGCATGTGGTGCAACATCATGTTCTCGCCCAGGTAGATGGCGCAGTGGTTGGTGACCGGGGCGCTCACCTGCATCAAGATCACATCACCGTGGGCGGGCTCGGCGACCTGGGCGAACCCCACCGCCCGAAAGCTCTCCATGAACACGTCCTGATCGCCGCGCTCCCACCAGCGGTCTTCAGTGGGAAACCGGGCCAGCTCGATGCCCCGCTCGGCCTGGTACCAGTCCTGCACCAGGCTGTAGCAATCCAGGGCGCCATAGACGTAGGGCCGGCCCACCAGAGGCCGCCGGCCCTGCCGGGGCTCCAGATAGCGCAGGTCGCCCTCGGGCCAGCTCAGGATGTACCAGGGCATGCCGGAGAGGTCGCACATGGCCTTGTCGTGCTCGCTGGGCCGGCTGGTGGCGTCCGGGTGGCTGTGGACGATGGCGAGCACGTCGCCGACGTCCTCCGCCGCGGCGTAGTCCTGTGGGTCCAGGGCGAAGTGTTCGGCGGGATCCCGCGCCAGATTCCGGCAGGCCCGGTAGGCCTGGCGCCGCCCGACCGCGACGATCAGCCCGCAGCACTCACGGGGGTACTCCGCCGCCGCGTGGGCACGGATGGCGTTGAGCAGTTTCTCGCGCATAGAGGTATCAGCGAATCAGGAGGGCGGAACCCGGGAAGCCGCCGAACGGCAGCTCGTTATCTTCACCAAACCGCAGTTTGCAGTCGCTCAGCAGGCCACCGCACTGGTCCAGGGCCGGATCATCGGTGGGGTTGCCGTCGGCGTCCGCCACCGGCGGGCCGGTGTAGCCGCAGTCGGCGCCGCGGTACTCCCCTTTCAGACACCAGTCGCAGAGGCTGGTGATCTGGCGGCTGGGTATCTTCTGGCCGGAGACGTCCGCCGGCGACGACAGCTGCCACTGGATGGCCTCGCCGGTCTCGGACACCTTCTGCTCGACATACCAAATCTCGGCGCGCTCCTGGGTCGGGTCTGCTTCCGGGTTGCCCTCGGTGAAGTTGGCCGCGTCCAGGTAATGCGCAAAGGTGGTGCGGATGGTGACCCGCGCCTGCGCGAGATCGTCCAAGGCCAGACAGAGGGCGCTCAGGGTGCCGTCGATATTGCCCGCCGTCAGGGTGGGCGTGGGCGCCCGGCCATCCCCGGTGACTTCCAGCCCTTCCAGATCGTGGGGCCAGGCGTGGTATTCCTCGCCCTGCCAGAAAATCGGTTTCGGCTGCAGCGTGTCGTCGGCCACCGCCTCGGCGCCGGCGAGCAGCCGGTCGTCGCCGGCCTGGTAGAGCGTGGTACCGGCGTACAGTGTGGCGAAGTCCGCCCAGCTGTGGGGGATGTTGTAGTTGTGAAAGCGCAGGACATCGCCCCCGAACGCCGTGCAATCCACCTCCACCAGCCGGACCCTGCTGCCCGGCTCGAGCTGCTGTACGTCGGCGTTGAACACGTGCTATCGCGCCCATTCGACTATCGGCGTCTCGGGGGCAGGATCGATCAGCACGTCCGACAGCGCGGCGCGGTACGCCTCCTCATGGTCCGGGTGCACGAACACGTTGACGTGGTAGCCCGGTACCGGGGCCATTTCCGGGTATTCGTTGCCCTCGCCATCGACCAGGGTCTCGCCGGTCGGCTCGGTGAGGTCCGGGAGAAGCTTCAGGCGGATGACGTGCGGATTGCCGCCCACCACCGGCTCATCCGTCTCCGGGTCGGCACCGACAAGTCCAGCAGCGTCCAGAGCCTCCATCATTGCCGCTTCGTCGGCGGCGCGTAGGTATATCGGTTGCCATGGGCTCATAGGGTGGTCCTCGCTATCGCGTCTTCGTGGCTAATCACGTCCCCCATGCGAAAATCTATTAGGTAGCCATTGCCGGGCGTTGCACCGTTAGTGCGTCTGAAAAATAGCGCACGTACCCACTGGGGCACAGCGTATTCGCCGGAAAACAACAAACCGCCGTCTGCATAGGCTGAAATAATGCCAGACTTCCATAACAAAAGAACTTTGTGGCGTCCGGCATAATCGCCCTGTGACCTGAGAGCAACGGAATCGTGGTCAAAAAGAGTGATTGAAGAAGATTCGATATAAAAAGAATTATAATTGTTCGTGGCACCTTCAGTTTCGAGTTGAAGCGCAAACCCGTCTGAATCTAAATCATATTCGATGAACAACCATCCCTGCGACGAATCGAAGTTATCCAAGAAAGAATCTTCTGCGCTGGCAACATCGGCGGCGCGGTGGACTGCGCTTTCATTAGTGATGATATGGCCACCAAAAGTGGCGGAATGATTGTAGTTCCAGGCTGCTGTAAAGAAATAAGCGTCGGCAGTTCCTCCGCTGCCCTCGCGCGGCTCAGCCACTACCGAAATCAGTTCCGCCGTGTATTGATAATTAAATGCGGTGACCGAGAACTGAATAAAGCCATCTTTTAAATTTTTCAGCTTAACAGAATTGTCGGCTCTGTTGGTTATTAATCCGGTGTCGATGTCATAGCGAAAATATAGAGGCTGGCTACCACTTGTTTCTGCCCCTATAGCTTTAACCCCAGATCCACATTTTACTGCAAAAGTAAAAGTGTTATCTCCTATCCTTGCCTCGACCCCATTCCTATAAACATAGAAGTTAGGATCATCTACAGATTGGGATACTTTGAGAACTTCGTTTAAATTAAAAGGGTTTTTCTCTTGGACAAGCTCTGTAGTGGCTCGCCCGTCTGTACCGCCACCGCGAATCGCCCACGGAAAGGCGTAGTTTGTCTCCTCGTCTCGCAGCACCTGACCCAAAGGCTCGCCAGTAATCGGATCGTGATCCCAAGCAGGCTGCCCCGCTGGCACCTCGACAAGCTGCCCCTGCGCATTCCACACCCACTTCGGAGACGGAGCGGAAAGCGTGAATAGATCACTATAATCACACGGCAGAAACAACCCCGCTGCATTCTTCGATCCAAACGACCGAGCTTTAAAATCAGCGCGCAGGCTGGGTAGCGGCCCATTCACAGACTCGATCAAAGCGATCAACTGGTCGCGCTGGGTCGCCAGCAGCTGCTCCCGCGTTTGAACCTCATCCTCCAGCGCCTGCTTCGCCGCCCCAAAGTTCTGGTTGGTCTTGCCGAAGGCGGTGCGCATGGTGTCGCCACCGGCCCCGGTCGGCGGATCGCCCAGGTTGATGTCTTCAATGTTCATGCTGTCCTCACGGATGGAAGGTCTGCTCGAAGGTGGTGCCGAGGGTGTACTTCTGGGCGCCGTGGCCGCTGAGGCGCCAGCCGCCGGTGGTGACGTACAGGCCGGGTTCGCCGAGCGGCGGCGTCCAATGGAACGCACGGGCGCCCTGGTGGGCCTTGATGAACGCTTTTACCGCGGCGATCTTGGCGGCGTTGCCGGTGACCTGGATTTCCCAGATTTCCTTGGCGCTGTTGATGCCTTCGGCGCTGCGCTGGGCGTAGCCGTCCCCGAACTTCGCGGTGCGCACCACCTGCTCGCCTTCGCCGGTGCTGGTGAGGCGTACCGGCCAGTTGAAGGTTTCGATGATCTCGGGCATTACCCTCTCCGCGCCTGGTACAGCATGCCGCCAGGCCGCTGCTCACGATGCAACCGCTGGGTGATGTGGCGATCGACCACTTCTTTCATCTCCCGGCCCATGGCCTCCATGCCCGGGGGCGCCTTGACTTCGGACTGGCCGTCGCTGTGGATGGTCACGTCGACGTAGACGTTGCCTTCGCCCTGGTGGCCCGCCTGCCCGCCTCGCTGGAGGAAGTTCTTCAGGTCGACGTTGGTGCGCGAGTCGATCACGCGCTCGCCTTTCTGGAGCAGCCAGGTGCCTTCCTTGGGCACGTTGTCGATGCCGTCGTGGGCCATGCCGGTAAGCGCGGTGCTGGCGATCACACCCACCGAGGCGTAACCCAGGCCCCGGACCACGTTGGCCAGGGTGGTGGAGATATCCGCCGCCAGGGCGCGGGTGTAGGCCACCTCGGTGTTGACGATCGCCTGGGCGATGCTCGCCGCCTTGGCGATGCCGAACATTACCTTGTAGGCGGTGGACGACTTGTCGCCCATTTGTTCCATGAGCCCGGCGATGTCACCGGTCAGCTGGCTGGTCATGGCCAGTGCGGCCGACGTGTAACCCAGCTGAATCTGGCGCCGCTGGTCCGTCGTGGCGGCTTCGATCTCGATGACGCGCCGTTTGTATTCTTCCTCGTTGGTGATTTTCTCGTTGAGGAAATCTTTCTGACGCTGAAGCTCTTCCTCGCGCCACTTCTCCAACTCCGCGCTGGCTTCGGCCACCCGGATCAGCTCGCCGCTGGCACCGCCCACCGCGGCATCAACGCCGCCATATTCCGGGGCTTCGCTGACCGAGTTCTGCAGGACGCGATCACGCGCCGCTGCCCGTTCGTCCTTGGTCAGCGAGGTCGTGCGCTGCAGGGTTTCCAGCCGCTCTTTGGTCAGGGCGGTGAGGCGCTGCTGGTCGGTCTGCAGGCCGGCCATCATGTCCTGGTATTCGCCCAGGGCGTTCAACTCATCGAGTTTGATGGCCTGGTTTTCGAGCAGCAGCTTTTGCTCATCACTGAGCTGGGAGAGCTTGGTGTTCTGCAGGTCGTAGCGCAGGCGGTCCAACTCGGTGGCACGTCCGCTGAGTTTGATCTGCAGATCCAGCTGGGCGACGGTGTCCTTGTAGCCTTTCTGCAGCTGCTCCGCCGCGCGGTTGGCGTCCTTGATCGCCTTCTCGCGGCGCTTCTCCGCTTCCTTGGCCTTCTCTGCCGCGGCGGCCTGGTTGTCCAGGGCCTGCGCCACCTCACGGATCTTGGCCGCGACTTCCGGGTCGACGTCCTTGCCGAGGTCCTCCAGCTCCCGTTTCGCGGCGGCCAGCGCCGACGGGTCAATGGCCTTGGCGAGCCGGTCCTCGAGCTTGTCCAGGTACTTGGTGGCGTTGACGGTGGCCTTGTTGAGCTGCTCGGCCTGCTCGCCGGTGGCGGTGGTGGTTTTGCCCATCTCCGCGCCGAGCTTGGCCTGCATCTCAGCCAGGTGCTCGGCGCGCTGAGCGCTGTTGTCCAGCGTGACGTTGAGGCTGAGCCATTGCTCCAGGGTGCGCGCCGGTAAGCCGAATTCTTGCTGGATATCCTGGAGGATCGGCACCAGCGCCTTGCCCTCTTCACGGGCTTTCTGCAGGCGGGCCTGGGCCTGAGTGAGGGCCTGCAGGGCGTCTTCGGACACGACGCCGGCGAACTGCCCGCCCACGGCCTGTGACGTGCCGCTGAGGATGTCCTGGAAGGCTTCCTGCGCGCGCTGGGCTTCCTGCTCCTGCTGACGCCCCCACTCGATTAGCTGGAGGGCCCGCTGGGCCTCGCCCATCTCCTTGAACTTCTTCACCGCCTGGTCGAGCGGGGTGTTGATGTCGATCAGACTTTCGCGGGCTTCGTCGGTACCGTCGCGAAACAGCAGCCAGCTGGTGGCCGCCATGCTGGCCAGGGCGATCAGCCCGGCGGGGCCGCCCAGCAGGGTCATCACGCCCCGCCCTGCCCGACCCAGGCTGGTGGTGGCTTTGGCCGCCGCGCTGGCCCGCTCGGACGCGGCCGAGGCGGCGTTGGCAGCCTTGGTGGTTTCGGCGGCGCGGGTGGCGGCCGCAGCTCGCTCGTTGTAGGCCGCCTCTATGGTTTTGCTGGACGCCACCGTGGTGGCGGCGAGCTGGGCCTCAGCGGTTTGCACCTGCTTGGCCACCGCGATCTCGGCGCGCCGCAATTCCGCCATGCGCGAAAGGCTTTTCTGGCGGCCGGTGTCGGTGATCTGGGCCTGGAGGCGCTGGCTTTCCAGGCTGCGCTCAGCCGCCAGCGACGCCTGGGTGGTTTTCAGGCGTTCGATTTCCGCCGCTTGCACGCGCCGGCTGGATTCGACGTCCGACTGCGCTGCCTGGACGCGGGCCCGGGCTTGTTCCAGGGCCAGCTGGGCGCCCCGCCGCTGGGTCTCGGCGGTTTCAGCGGCCTGGCGGGCGGCCAGGGCTTGCGCGTTCGCCAGGGAAACCTGGGCGGCCTCGGCGGTGATCAGATCTTTGGCGGCGCCTACGGCCGAGGCGCCCAGGGTGGCTAGGTACTTGGTGGCACCGCCGGCAATCAACACCAGCGCGGCGCTGGCGACGGCGTCCATGTTCTCCGCCACCTGGTCGAGACCGGCGGCGAGCGTGCGGGTGCTGCCGGTGGCGCCGTCCGCGCCGCCGATCCACTTCTGGAAGGCGTTGGCGACCCGGTTGCCCGACCGCTGCACGGAGCCGGGCAGGTCTTCAAACTCGACGCGCAGCGTATCCAGCTGGCTGATCAGCGCGGGCACCACCTTATCGATGGTGAGCTGGCCCTGGTCGGCCAGGCCCTTCAAGTCTTTGCGGGCCTGGCCCATGCCGGCGGCCAAAGCCCGTACCACCCGGTCACCGGCTTCGTTGACGGCGTTGAACTCTTCGCCGCGCAGTACGCCCTGGGACAGACCCTGGGTGAACTGGCGGATCACCGAGGAGCTGTCCGCCGCGTTGGCCCCGGAAAGCTGCAGGCCGGCGGCCAGCGCCTCGGTAACGGCCACCACCTGCTCAGAGGAATAGCCGAACTCGCGCATGGACGCGGCCGACTGGGCGAACAGGTTGGCGTTGTCGGCGTAGACGGTGCCGGTGCGCTGGCTGAGTTCGAAGATAGCGGCCTGGGTGCGGCGGAAGTCTTCCTGGCCGCTGGTGGCCTGGCGCAGGCGCGCGTTGACTTCATTCCAGCCGTCGGCCAGCCGCACCACGTTCTGGGCCGCGAACGCGGTGGCCAGCACGGCGCCGACGCTGACCGCCTGGCTCTTGACCTGCTCCAGGTTGGCGTTAAATTCGCGCAGGCTTTGCTGCTGGCGCCGCATGGCGGCCTGGGCCCGGCGGGAGCCGGCTTCCATGGACCGGTAGTAATCGCTGCCCATGCGCGTGGCACGGCCCATCTCGCGCTGGTAGACGGACGAATCCGCACTGATCTTGACGATCAATTCGCGCAGGGTAGCAGTCATGGTTCACCGATGGGCAGGCATAAAAAAACCCGCCGAAGCGGGTTGTTTGGGAGAATCTACTTGCTAGTTGTAAACGCTGTCCGTGTTTGCCGGAGTGATCTCGCCGGCGGCAAAGCGGTTCAGCAGGCCCTTAACGTTTTCCGCCTGGGACCGATTCAGATACACAAAAGGCCCGGGACACACCAAACTGCACTGCTCCAGGCTCATGTAGTGACGCTCTTTGGTACCACTATAAAAGGCAGTTTCAATGCGCAGCCCGCTGTAACCAGGTACTCGGCCGATATCTTTGTCGAGCAGATCACCGCGCTCGCTAGCGAGGGCCTCCCACTCGAGGAACTTATCGAGCGCCGCAAGGAACGGATCCACCGAGCTTTGCGGTACCCACAGCGTCAGATCTTGACCGTAAAGGTCAATCTGGAACTTCAAAAAGAGATTGCCGTTCCTCTGCTGGTTGACGGTGACCGAGGTCGGACGCTCCGCATACTGATCGTGAATCTCGTTATAGTCGAGAAACCGGACATCGGTATCGACACGCGCCGTGCCGCCCGGTGCCATGGAGCTTGCACAACCAACGGCCGACAGGCAGATCACAGCAAGCAATATCAGATTTCGCATGGTTCCCTCCGTTTCTTTTTGAAAGTACCACACGCCCCGCTAACCCGGAAGCAACCCGGAAAACGCGGCTTCCAGCCCGTCGTCAGAGCCTTCCTCCGCCTCACCCTGCGCTGGCGCCCAATCCAGGATGAGGTCGGACATTTTGACGTCCGCGCCCCTGGACATGAGCACCGCGCTGGCGACCTGCGCGGCCTGGATGTCGCCGCGGCGATCGCTAATGGGCGATTGCCGATCGAACTCTTCCCACAGGAGCAGTTCACTGGCGGGCATCACCCGCCGCAGTTCCCCGAGGGTGCGCCCCATTCGGAGCGCCAGGGTCATGAGGAAGAACAGGCCGGGCTCGGCGGCTACCCTTTTTTTGTGTCGTCGACCCCCTGCTGGGTTAGCCCGCCCAGCTCGATCGCGCGGTTAAGCAACCGCATGTGCACCGGGCCGAAGACTTCGGCGAGATCGTTGATGTGTTCTTCGAGGAAGACGCGCTGGCCATCGGTGTCCAGCAGGACGGGGGCGAGCAGCTCGGCGTTGAGGCGATTGTCGGGCAGCGCCGGCGCCGACGGTGTTTCCGCTTCGCCCTCACCCTTGGGCGGTTCGTCGGGTACGCCCAGCAACTGGCGGTAATGCTGCCACTCGCCGGCGGAGTGTTCCCGGACCATGACCTCGACGCCGTTCCACTCGGGAACGGCGATGCGGTCATGCCGGAAGCCCGAGAGCGGGCTGCCAGCCAGCTCCCGGATGGACGGTTTATTCTTCGCGGCCATAGTGATTTATACCCCGCCGCCGCTGTCGCCCGGCACTTCGGGGCCTTTGACGCGGAAGTTGAAGCCCCCGCTCCAGGCGCCGTTCACCGAGCCGCTGTAGTTGTATTGGCGCACCTTGGCCAGGAAGGACCGCGTGCGACCGCTCTTGAAGGTGATGCGGATGGCGCGCAGCGAGCTGTCGGCGTTGGCGGCCAGCAGCGAGGCCTGGCCTTCGTCTTCCGGCTTCCAGTTGCCGTTGAGGCTGAATTCCGCCTGGGCGGCCAGGCCGTCGTCCATTTCCTGCTCTTCAGAGCAGAAGGTGGTGACATCGATGTCGGACTTCTGCCCGCTCTGGAACGAGATTTCTTTGCCGGTGCACGCCAAAGAGAGCCAGGAAATGGTGTCTTCAAGGGACGTGACCGCCGCGGCGGAGACGTCGATCTTGGTGCCTTTGGTGAGTTCGTACTTGCTGGGCATGGTGGCCTCCAGATTGAGAAACCGCGCGGCGGCGGCGGGTGTTTACGGTTGGCGCCGGCTATTGCCAGACGCGCAGTTCCAGCGTGGCGCGGAAGGCGCCGGTATCGGTGTCCCGATCCTCGAGTTTCAGCAGTTCGCTGCCTTGCAGGGGGGCCAGCGCCTCTTCCACGGCTTCGCGCAGCTGCAGCGCTTCCAGCAGCGATTCCGACCAGCAATCGACCTGGACGGCGGGGCTCTCGGGCCCGTGGCCGCAGAAGACATCGTCCACCGGGGTGCTCGGCACCATGTAGGTGATGTACGGGTACAGCGTGCCGTGGGGCGCGATGTGCGGGTACACCCGGCCCTGTGCCAGGCCATTCAGCGACTGGACAGCGTCTCCGGCCAGCTCCATGTCGGTGCCCGCCAGCACTTCGCCGGCGCCCTGGCCGGTGAGCAATGCGAAGATCAGAGTGTGGATCATCCGCGCGCGAGCACCTTGTCGAAGTTTTCCAGGGCCTTGGCGATCGCCACGCGCCCGGCTTCGTCTTCCTTGGCGTCGTAGGCCGGGCGCAGGAACGGCGCGGCCGGGTGGCGGGCCGTGCCGAACTCGACAAACTTCCAGTAGAAAGCATTGTTCGGGTCGCTGGCCTTGCCCTCCTGCCGGATCTTGACGCCGGCGGTGGCGCGGCTACGGCTGGTCACTTTGGCGGTGTCGCTGACGATGTTGCGTGCCAGCTTGCCGGTGCGCTTTGTCACCCGCTCGCGGGCTTCGTCCCGGATGACACCGGCGCCGGCGCGGGCGGCACTGCGCAGGGCGCGGTCTTCTTCGGCGCGGGAGAGCAGTTCGAACTCGCGCTCCAGATCGGCCAGGCCGATAAAATCCAACGAGAGGCTATCCATCACGCAGGCCTCGCTTGCAGAGGATGTGAATCTGGCGACGCTTGGCGTCCACCAGGGGCGCAACAATGTCGTAGACTTCGCCGGTACCGGTCGGCGGCGGGTGGAGGATCCGCATGTCCGCCGTAACGCCGGGGTAATAGCGCATCAGGATTTCTGAGCTGACCTCGGCATGCTCCGCCCGCGCCGCGAGCAGCTCCCGGCCTTCCAGATCGCGGATTTCCATGGGAAGCCGTTCGACGTCTTCCCACTCGGCTGGCAGCGGCTGCCCAAGGGCGTCTCGCCCTGGCACCTTGCGCTGCAGGGTGCCGCGGTGGCGCAGGCGACCCGCTCTCATGGGCTCACCAGCCGGCGGTAGGGCCACATCAGGCGCTCGGCCCCATTGGGCAGTTGCGCGACGATGGTGCCGGAGATCACGTTCTCCCGGAATTCGTAGAGCTGGCCGACGATCAGCAGAATGGCGGCCTGAATGGCGGGCGGCAGCACCAGCCCGTCTTCGTCGTCTTCGGGTACTGTCTCGCCTTCGGCGTACAGTTTCCGGTTGATGTACTGCTCGGCGGTGTCCACCGCCGCAGCGATATAAAGATCGATGAGCTGATCATCGTCCGTGCCAAACACGCGGAGGTGCTTCTTGACCAGCTCTCGATCGATCATGCGTTGGGCGCTCCGTTTGCCCGGGCAGCTTCAATGCTGGTGATCAGGTCTTCCTTGCTCATCTTGGCGTAGCCGGCGACGTCCAGGGCCTTGGCCATGTCCTTGAGCTCGGGCACGTGCACATCCGCCAGTGAGCCCGGCTGGTCGTTGGCGCCATCCCACGGCACGCCATAGCCTTTGCGGATGAGCTCTCGGCCGTGGGAGTCGTTGGTGGTGAGCGGCTCGCCCACCCCGACGACCTCACGGCCTTGAAGCGTGCGCCGCAGCATCTTCAGTTTCATCATGACGTCCTATGGCGGGGCCGAGGCCCCGCTGGGTTAGGGGTTAACCAGCCGCCGGCGGAGTGAACGGCCCTTCAACGAAGGCCTCGGGGCGTTTCACGGCCAGGGCCAAGCGCTCTTCGCAGCGAATCGAGATCATGTTCTTCTCGAAGTCGTCGGCGTTCTCGGTGGAGATCACCACGTTGGCGTCTTCACGGTCGAACAGCTGCGCACCTGCGTTGAACGCACCGGTGAGGAAGCGGCCCTGGAAGGCGTTCGCTTCGGTGGCCACCACCGGCAGGCCCCACAGCACCGGGCCCGCCAAGCCGCTGGGGTTGGCCAGGATGTAGCGGCCCAGGGTGTCCTTGGTGAGCTCGATCTTGGCCCAGTCGATGAAGTGCAGGACGTGGCCGCTGGCGGGGAACCGGGCCAGCTGGGCCTGCAGCATGGCCAGGCGCAGGTCGTCGATGCCGTTCTGCTGATCCACAGCGAAAGCCGCGTTAAACGCGGATGCCTGCGGCACGATGCCTTCCAGGTTGGTGCCCGTGCCGTCGCCGAACAGAATCTGCTGCTCTTCGGCGTACTTCAGGCCGTAGCGCATCTCGGCGTCGATGGTGGACGCGAGCTGGGCGAAGTCGTCCAGGATCTGCTTGGAGGCCTTGAACATATGGGCCACCGTTTGCACCGGGGTGATCTTCGAGTTGAACGCGATGTCGCTGTACGGCTTGGTGGTGTTTTCGGCCACGGTCGCGGCGTTGTTGGTGAAGCCGGTTTGCTGGACCCAGAAGATCGCCGCCGCGCCGGTGCGGCCCGGGGAGATCAGGTCGCGGATGAACAGGCGCTGCTTGGGCATCACATCGATACCGGGCAGGCGCTGGGGCTCCACAATGCCGTCGGGCACGTCCGGGCTGGTGAGGGCGTCCTGCACCGGCACGCGCAGGCTGCGGCCCTGCTCCAGGCCGCTGGCGAAGGGCTTCATCTTCTCGTTGGCGATGACGATCTGCCCGGCGCTTTTGGCCACTTCCTGGGCCCGGCCCAGCGGCATGCGGGCGAAGTCCTGTTCCAGTTCGCCGAGGCTCGCCTGCAGGGTTTTCACAGACTCGGCCAGGCCGTTGTGTTGGGTGGCGATGCGGTCGACCGCCTCTTTGGTTTCCGCAGAGAGCTGGCCCGATTGCTTCGCTTCCTGCATCGCGGCTTCGGCCTGCTTGCTGAAATCGCTGGAGACTTTCTCCAGCTGGGCCGTGGCTTCTTTGAGAAGCTCGGCGTTGGTTTTGTCAGCCATGGTGTTCTCCGGTTACGCGGGTTGGGATGGTGAGAGTCGCTCGAGCAGCGCTCGCATCTCGGCGACAGCGGCCGTTTCGGCCTGGGTGTCGGTAGCGTCGTGCGTACCGGGGCCGGCAGCGCTGGGCGTGCCGGTTTTGAGATCTTGCATTAGGGACCGCCGCTCGCTGCGTGGGACGCCGGCGCGGGCCAGGATGACGTCCAGCTTGCGGGCGGCGACGGTGTCGGTGTGGCGGTTGTCGGCGGACTCGCGGACGTCGTCACCGCTGAAGAGGTTGTCGCACCAGCCGGCTTTGACGGCTTCGCTGCCGCCGATCCAGGTTTCGGCGTCGAGCGCTTCTTTGACATCGTCGAGGCCCAGGCCCGTCCGGGCGACGTAGATGTCGGCCAGGGTCAGGTCGAAGGGCTCTAGCCAGTCGGCGATGGCGCGCAGGTCGTGGCGGTTGCCGCAGGTGCAGACCCAGGAGTTATGCACCATCAGGAACGCGGCGCGGGCGATCTGCCGGTCGTCGCCGGCTTGGGCGATGAACGACGCGGCACTGGCGGCGAGGCCGATCACTTTGGTGGTGACGTGCCCCTTGTGCTGACGCAGCAGGTTGTAGATGGCCAGGCCCTCGAAGACGTTGCCGCCGGGGCTGTTGATCAGCACGGTGACGTCCTGGTTGCCGATGGCCCGGAGGTCCTGCTGGATCCGTTTGGCGGTAACGCCGTCGCCCCAGAGATCAAAGCCGATGGGATCCATGATGGAGATCGTGTTTTCGCCCTCGCCGTCCTCGGCGGCCATCAGGCTTGGGTTCCAGCGCTCCAGGGCGCTGGGGGCGATATCGCAGCGCACGCCGTCGCGCGGTCGCGCTTGCGGCGCGGCCGGGATCTGCTTGATCGTCATGGGGTACTCCGATTAGTCGGTCGAGCCGTTGCGGCCAGCCATCCACGAGGCGGCCACGCGATTGGCGGCTTCTTGGACCTCGCCCAGCTTGTCGATGGGCACCAGGTTGGACTGGACGGTGAAGATGTCGCCGCCCTCGAACGGGGGCTGGTTCTCCCGCCGGCGGATCTCATTGCGATTCATGTAGCCGTTCTGAGCCGCGGAGGCGTAAAACTCGGCCCGCCCCTTGGTGTCGGTGCGGAGCAGGCCTTCCACGGCGAACTCGAAAAAGAACGGGTGGTCGCCACCGAGCAGGCCCATGTTGAGTTCCTGCTCGATGTTTTCGATCAGCGGCCGCAGCGTGTTGGTCAGGAACTGAAGGTTCATGCCCTCCACGCTCGACGCCCAGCTGCTCTGCTTGGTGGTGTGGCCCACCATGAACGGCGGCACGCGCCACCAGCGGCAGATTTCCTCGACGTTGAACGACCGGGTCTCCAGCATCTGGGCCGCTTCGGGGTCCATGGTGATGCCTTCGTACTTGAGCCCGGCTTCGGCCACCATCAGCTTCCCGGCGTTTTTCGAGCCCTGAAAGGCGGTGAGCTTTTCGCGCAGATCCTCGCGCTGGTCTTTGGTCAAGGTCTTGTCCGTGGACAGAAAGCCGGACGCCTGCAGGCCTTGGGCGAACACCTTGCTGGAGGCTTCGTCCGCCGCGATGGCGGACCCGATCACTTCTTTCCCGGTGTTGACCGGCATCATGCCGGTGACGCCGTCTAGGCCGAACCCACGAATGTGGACGATGTCCCGCTCCGGGATAACGCGCCGGGAGCCTTCCTCGGTGTAGGTGTACTCGAGTCGCCCCGTGGGCAGGCGCTTTACCGTGACGTTCTGGGGCAACAGCGGGTGCAGCGCGACGATCCGCGCGCCGATCCGGCGCTTCTCGATAAAGGCGTTACCGCGGAGGCAGATGCTGGCGATCACCAACAGCATGAAGCGCGCGGGCGTCATCTCAGCGTTGGGCCGCTGACAGAGCAGCGCGTACATGGGGTGATCGGTGGCCGCTTCGCGTGAGCCGTCTTCCCCGCGACGGTAGAGCTTCAGCGGGAGGGTCGACACGGTTTCAGAGAGCAGCCGCACGCAGGCCCACACCGCAGAGAGCTGCAATGCCTTGTCGACGTTAACGGCCTGGCCGCTGCTGCTGGTGGCGCCCAGCTCGCGCCAGAATTCACCCGTGGTCAGGCTGACCGGCACGCCCAGCCAGTTCAGGATCGCGGCTTTCACCCGTCCTGGCTTTCTGGTTTTCGGTGTGTCTGCCATTTAGACGCCTACCATGATGGGGGATTCGAGGAACCCGCTGAGGTCGCCCCGCTCTTCCAGTTCGGTGAGGGTGAGGGCCGTCGCCATCACTGACGCGACAATGCCGTCCACCCGTCCCGTGCTCTTGCGTTTGTCCACCTTCCGATTGCCCGCCGGGTCCTGCTGGTACACGGCGTTCGCCGCACACCAGGTGAGAACCGGGTGGCCGCTGTGCCGAAGCTCGCCATTGATCAGACGGCGCTCGAATTCGTCCACCGCCGGCGCCATGGATTGGAAGCCCTGGCCGACCGGGATCAACGGAGGCAGGCTCGCCCCTTCGTCCTCGATCAAGGTGTTGAGGTCCTCGATGCGCCAGCGGTCGTAGCCGATGCCCTGCAGGTCGAACTGATCGGCGATCTCGACCAACCGCTGCAGCACGAATTGTTTCTTGATCGCTTTGCCGGGCGTCGTCTCCAGGTGCCCGTCGGCCAGCCATTGAACGTAGGGCACCCTGTCCTGTTCGCCCTTTCTGGCCAGGCCCTCGTTGGGCAGCCAGAAATACGGCACTAGGCGCCAAACCGGGTCGCTCTCGGTGGGCTCGAACAGCAGCACCAGGGACGTCAGGTCCTGGGTGCTCGACAGGTCGAGCCCGGCGTAACAACGGCGGCCCAGCAGCTGTAGCACGTCGTAACCGAGATCCTGCGCGGCGACCCAGGCGTCCCGCGAGATTGCCGGGTTGTCGGCCTGTACCCACTGGCAGAAGTTCAGCCGCCGCACGGTGGCTTCTTTCGAGGGCATGCCCCGCGCCTGGGTGACCTGCTCGCGCAGGTACTTGAGGCCGGGGATGCCGTGGCTCAGCGAGGGGTTCGCCTTGTACCAGCAGTCCTCATCGTTGAACGGGTCATCGGTGTCGTCCATGCAGCAGACGAAGCCGAAGAAGCTGTCATCGACCAGCGCGCCGGAGGCGACCTTCCGCGAATACTCGTGGTAGTCCCAGCAGACCGTCAGCTGGTCGGTACCGGAGTTGGTGATCATGAAGATCAGCGCCTGCTCGCGGCTTTTGGTGCCGGCCCGCATCATCTCCACCACCATCCCGGTCTTGTGCTCGTGGATCTCATCGAGCAACGCCACGTGGGGACGCGGGCCAGACTGCCCATCGTCCGCCGACACGGTGCGGAAGAAGCTGCTGGTGCGGTGGTACGCCAGGTTGAACTCTTTGCCCGCGGCGCCCGATTTCACGATGCGTGTGGTCAGGATTGGTGACTGGTCCACCATTGCCACGGCGTCACGGAACAGGATTTGCGCCTGGTCTTTCTTTGTCGCTGCGGCGTAAACCTCGGCCCGCTCTTCGCCGTCGGCGGTGAGCCCGTACAACCCGACGCCGGCGGCCAGCGGCGATTTACCGGACCCTTTGGCGGTCTCCACGTAGGCAACCCGGAAACGCCGGTAGCCCTCGTTGTCGAGCCAGCCGAACAGCGAACCGACGATGAAGACCTGCCACGGCAGCAGCTTGAACGGCTGGCCCTCGAAACGGCCGCCGTTGAGCTTGAGCACTTCCTCGAAAAACCCGATGGCCCGCGTGGCCGCCTCCAGGCTCCAATGAATACCGCGCGCCGGTCCCTCTTCCAGATCCGTCAGGTGGCGTTGGCAGGCGTCGCGCACCTGGGGCCCGGCGATGAGATCACCGGCGACCACGGCCCGAGCGTAGGCCGTGGTGCGGTCCTCAAAGTCCGTATTTTCGGGCGGTGTCGGCTTGGTCATTGGGGAACAGTTCGCCCTGGGTGGCGACGCCGGCGCCGAGCTTGGCGCGCGCCGAGGGATTCAGCCCGAAGCTGCCACCGGCGACGCGCATGCGCTCTTCCGCGCGATTCGCCACCTGCATCCAGACGGACATTTGCTTGTAGCCGCTGGGGGTGTTCATCACGTAGCCGGCATCGTCCAACTCGGCCATTTTCTCGCGGGCCTTTTTCCAATCCGCCCAGGCGGTGCAGTACACGGCCAGTTCGGCGCGGTCGACCTTGGCGATCAGGCCGAGAATCACCAGGTCTGCGGTGATCCGGCGCCACTCCGCCCGCGCATCTTTCGAGAGAAAGGCGGGGCACGGCGGTGGCTCGACCTTGAGCGCCGGCGTTGCATCCAGCTCGTGACCCGGCTTCTTCGACGGATTGCCCCGCAGCAGGTGGACGTTCCCCGGCAGCGGGCGCCGACCGGAGTTGCGATTTCCTGACATTGCGGTGATCTCCAATAAGATTCAGGGAGTACCCGGGTCGAGATACCCCCCTCCCATTTTTCCCGGTTTTACGTGCGGAGGGCCCGCTCCGGTCTCCCTGGCAAGGGTCGTGAACTTTCGACGCACCCTCCCCCTGACGCCCGGTCGGGGTTCAACTCCAGTGGTGGTTCGGGTCGATCGGTATTCCGCTGGCATCGCACCCGGGCAGTGCGCCACCCCGTTCAAGCCTTTGCTTGTCGATGTCGTGGCAGGGTTTGCAGAGCGCCTGCCAGTTCGAGCGCCGCCAGAACAGCTTCATATCCCCGCGGTGAGGGACGATGTGGTCGACCACGGTTGCCGCCACCACCCGCCCGCGCTTCTGGCAGAACACGCACAACGGGTTGGCGGCCAGGTAGTCCTCACGAGCCTTGCGCCAGCGCCGCCCGTATCCGCGCTTGGCGGCAGACTCCCGAGGGTCACTGCTCATTGGCAGGCCGTTCGGATGAATTCCTGGCAGGCCGTGAGCTGGTGCCACTGCTTGGTGTATCGGGCCCGGAAATCCAGATAATCCTGTTCAGCAGCGGCAGTAAGTTCGGGGGCTCGCTCATCATCCACGCTGGCGGCGCCGGTCTCGGTGGGCACGTCTCCGCAACTTGCTGCGACGCGCATCCCGTGAGTACCGTCAGCAAGGCGACGGCGCAGATCGCTGATCTCTTGGTCCGCATCTTCAAGCTCCTGGGCATGGTGTTGGTCGAGCTCGGCGACTTGGTCACGCCACGCCGCGCCCTTCGCAGCCGCCGCCTGCTGGGTATCAGCGACCAGCTGAGCCTGGGCCAGCTGGTATTGAGCGTGCAGCTCGCCGAGGCGCCATCCGTTGATGAACCAGCCCACCGCCACGCCGACAGCCAGCAGCAACACCGCGACCACCACCCGGCTTTGAATCATCGCACGCAGATCTCGTACTCAGCCTGGCGGCGCCGAACCAAACCCCGCAGCTTACGACCACCGGCGTACACCCAACGCTTGAGCTCCGGGCACCAGGTGTGGGCACCCTCGCCCTGGTTGATCAGCGCCACCAAGGTGCTGCCACAGGCGGCACCGACACCGACGTTGTAGGTCCAGCTCAACAGGGCCGCCCACTGATTCGGTGATAACTCGCCCTCGACACAGCGGCGCAACCCGGCGAAGTGGTCGCGCATCTCTTGCTGTAGAAGCTCATCGCATTGCTCAGGCGTGGCTTGATCACCCAGCTGGACACCAGCGGTAATCCCATCGCAGATGGTGGGCACGCCCACGGCGTCTTCATAGGCGGTGAGCTCGCGGCCTTCGAAGTGCATGATGACCGGCGCCGCAATGGCGATAACGGCAGCCACGAGGCCACCCGCAACGACCTTCTTCACTTGCGCTTCCTCCACGCTGCCCACATCGCGCGCAGGTCACGGACCGCACGGATCAGCTTCGGGAGCGCGATGATGGTCACGATCGCCACGTAACCGATGTTCATCAGCAGCAGCCACATTTCGATCGGCAGCCCCATAATGAGCGCTCCTGACATAGCCACGGGTAGAGCCGCCGTACCAATCTGCGGTGACGGGTTCGGCGTAGTCACTCTGTCACTCCCGCTCTGCATAAGACCTCCAGCTAATCGGCATCCCCAATTGCCAGAACGAAAAGGCCCGCTCGACGGCGGGCCATGGTTTGGTGGCAGCGGCAGGGTTCGAACCTGCGACCTCGGGAATATGAGCCCCGCGAGCTACCTCTGCTCTACGCTGCGCCAGAAACAAAAAAGGGCCCGCCGGAGCGGACCCTCTGTCGCGGCCCTGAAGGCCGTTTATTAGGCGGCCCGCCGAAGCGGACCTGGGGGAGACAAGCATAAAAAAACCCGCCGAAGCAGTGCTTGGGCGGGTTTTCTCCACGATGGGAAAAAGGTAGGCGTTTTTGTCCCGGTCGTCAAGCGTCAAGATAAAAAGCGCTACAGAAACTCTCAGGCGGCTTCCTCGCCGAACTGCCGCCAAAGGTGCCTCAGCACTCGATCTTCCAGCGAAACCAGCTCTGCGAACAGTTCGTCGGCGCGCTGGGCCCACGTTTCGTTGAACCGGCTCTTCGTGATACCAGCGATCGCCGCCCGGTCGCGCTCGCTCAGGCGCACTACACCGCCGCCCTTGCACCGCCCACACTCGGTCCACCGCTTCACACGCTCATCGCTGCCGCGCTCCACCGGAACCTCCAACCAACGCCTACCTCGACCCAGGCAGTGCGGGCACCGCGTCGGGTTCACCAGCTCATAGACCACCAGCAGCGCCAGGCCGTCCACGTAATTCTGTTTCCAGCCGCGCTCAACACAACGCCGGCGGAAGCGGGCCATCACCCAGTCACGCAGGGCCAGCTGGCTCTGGTTGTCGTCAGCGTACTTCGCCAGCCCGACCAGCACCACCTGCCGGGGCAGACTGCCCATGCCCAACGCCGCCGCCACGTCGCTGGCCGGAATCAACACCGGGCCACCGCCGCCGCCGTCCAGCCGGACGCCTTTCGCTGTCATCTTGCCAAGCAACCGCACCGGGTTCATCGCTCCCCTCCTACCGTTGAGTTGTTGTTTCGCGTGGAACATCGCGGGTGTCCAACCCTGTCCAACCCCTGAAAAGGTTGGACAGCCTGAAACCCGCATGAATACGGCCTTTGTCCAACCTGTCCAACCTGTCCAACGTCATCTACACACACAAGGAAAGACCCAAGGCTTACCGCCCGCACACGGGCGCGCACGTGTGCGCGGGGAAAGGTTGGACAGGTTGGACAGGTTGGACACCGCCAGTAACGGCGCGGGTTAGAGCGCGTCCAACCTTGCGCGGAGGTTGGACAGGTTGGACGCTTCATAAGGCTTTCGGCCTCTCGTAAACCCACTTACGCATGGCGCTGCCGTTGCGCTGGGTGATGGTCTTCTTCCGTTTCGTCCAACCCAAGCGCGACATGATCATGCCGACGCGCGTCTGCTCAGGCTGGCGCATGTGCGACGGCTCCAGGTGGAGCGCGCCCTCCATGATCGCCGCCGTGGTGTAGTGGTCGTCCGAGTGGACAGGGTCGGCCAGCCACTCGCGAATCAGGTCCTCCCACACGTCGGCCGAATAGCGCGCTTCCTGCTGCTCCTCGAACAGACCCTTGTCGTGGTCCTGCACCCACCAGGGCTCATTCAGGCGATACAGATTCACCGCTTCCGCCCACAACTGATCGCGGTCGCGCGCCAGGGCCTGGTGATCCAGCTTGTGGCAGAACACCGGCCAATATCGCCGGTTGCCGGTCGGATCCTTCAGGTAGTTGTCCTGGTTGGTGGTACCGGCGAACACACACTGCCGTGCGAACGCCTGGGTGCGTCGTCCGTAGGCGGGTCGGTAGCGGTCCTCTTCGGACGCAAAGAACTGCTTCGCCCGGGTGCTCTCTGCTTTGTTGAAGGCGTCCAGCTCGGCGAGCTCACAGAGCCAGACCCCTTGCATCTGCTGGTAGCCGTCTTTCTCGCCGAGCGCAAAGTGGGTATCGGTGAACCATTGGCCGCCCAGAATGGCCAAGGCGGTGGATTTGCCCAGCCCCTGCTTGCCTTCCAGGATCAACACGCAGTCCGCTTTCACGGGCGGGCGCATCACCCGCGCCACGGCCGCCACCAACCACATGGTGCCCACCAGCGAGACGTACCGCTCATAGCGCCGCCGATCACTGTCTTCATCACCCAGCGGCTCTACACCCAGGTACGTGGTGAGCCACTGGCGCACGCGTGGTTTCTTATCCCACACCAGGCCGTTCAGATAGTCACGGACCGGGTGAAAGCGGTTGGCCTGGGCCACCACTACCACCGCGCCGTCCGCGTCGCCGGTCTTCGGTGTAAAACCGTAGCGCTTGCACATCCAGATACGCAGGCGGTCTGTGTCGGCATCGGTCCACTCGCCGACCTCGCCACCGTCAAAGGGCGGGGGCTGGCGCTTCATCACCCGATAGCTGAAATCACAGTAGCCCAGCACCCCAGCCCACTTCGGGTCGTTCTCGAGCACATGCTTCGCGTTGAAGATATTGGCTGCGAAGGCACCGGTCTGGGTTTTGGTCAAATCGGCCCGCCAGTCGCCGAACTGTGGAAACTCCTGCACCGGCCCATCGCCCCGCCGCGCAGCGTTCGGGTCGCGGTGGGCACCCTCGGGCACCTGATTCGCCACCCGCACGCGCTCATACCCCTCAACAAGCTGGCGCTTCGCGGCGTCTTTGCCCTCGGCGTTCGCCAGGTCGTTCCAATCGGTTTGCCCACTCATTAAGCCGCCTCCCGATGACTGAATTCAGGAAGCAGGACACCACCGCCAAAGCGCGCTCGGCAGGCTTCCGCCGCATCAGGGCCAGCCCGTTTACCGTCGCCGGACGGCGCGTCGTTGTCCGTGCACCAGAGCAGCGTGACGTCCTTAGGGAGCGTGGGCACCAGCCCCGACGCCACGGCCTGCATGTTCCCGGCGTTAAAGCACACCACCGTACACCAGCCGGTCAGTTCATGGACGGTGGCGCCGGTGGCATACCCCTCGACAAAGGCCACGGGCTGCCCGGCTACCGGCGCGCCGAGCATATGGAAACAGCCCTTCATGCGTCCGTACTTCGGAAACAGCTTCGTGCCCTTCTCGCTGATGCCCTGTAGGGCCCACAGGCGCCCCTCAACGTCCCGCAGCGGAACGGCGATAACGCCACGGCTCCACCGCCGGAAACTAATGTGTTCGGGCAGCGGTTTGGGCAGGTCCCGAAAGAAGGCGCGCACCTGATCACCGCTATGGATACGGCAGGTCAGGGCCTGGTCATCGATCTCCAGCACAACGGACTGCCTGAAAAAGCCGATGCCGTGGGCGCCGACACGCTTAGCGCCCAGGTATGGACTGGAGCCGAGCGCGGGGCAATGCTGGGCCCAGATCTCACCACACGCCGCCGCGACGGCTTCGCGCAGTGTCTGAGCCCTGGCTTCATCCGCTGCCACCTCTTTTTCACGCTCCCGACGGCGACGATCACGCTCCGCCGCCAGCTCGCGGCGTTCGGCGGCGGACAGCTCACGCCGGGCACGCACCCAGCCACCGTCCTGGGCAAGCTTTATGAGGGTACCAATCGTGTAGTGGCCAGGCCTCGCGCTCCGCCATGTGGCACGGCAATCCGCCTGGTCAAAGCTGCGTCCTTCCCGGGACCAGTCCTCGAACAGGTCCGCGCCGGCGTCACCGAATTCAGACTTCAACGCGCCGGCAATGGAAAACCAAACAGGACGATCGCAATCCGGGAGAACGTACTGCAGCGCTTCGCGCGCTTCGCTTTCCGATAGCGGGTCATGCATGGCATCGCTCCGTGGAATTGGCGGCGGCCTCCAGCGTGCTACTATTTGGTTTCGACGAAAAAACCATCAGCAGAACGACAGGAGACCACCATGGAAAATCGGCCTGATCCTTACTTTCCAGACGACCGCCGAACCCAGGTGCCGCCGAAAGCACCACCGCCGGAACCACCCAGAAGGGAACCGAACGATGGACCAAGATAAAGCGCATGAAATAGAGTTCAGCATCCGGTTTGGACGCCGGTACAACGAGCTGACTGCCCGGCTGTACCGACGGGTGCACACCATGCTTTACAGCGTCCAACTGCTGGGGGCCCTGACCGGATTCGGCGCGTTCGCAAAGCAGAGCGCTGAATGGGGCGGCGTCGCGGGGCTGATCATTGCGGCCTCGACCGCACTGGATATAGCGATAAAGCCGTCGCAGACGGCCGCTTTGGGCCATGCCCTGCGCCGGGAATACCTGAAACTCTACCGTGAGCGGGACCGGCTCACTGCTGCTGAGGTGTCGGAGGAAATAACCCGTCTTCAGCAAGATGGGAACGATGCGGATCTCGAATCTCTGCGCAATGTAGCCATGAATGACGCGATGCGCGAAATGGGTTACAGCAAGAGCCAGATGGACCAGTTTGGCTGTCGAGAGACCCTTATGAATAAACTTTTCCGGGCCCTTGCCTGAGCCGCATGTCCAGAACCCCAGTGGTTGCCGATCCATCAGGCCGCCCCCGCAGGACTGTATGAACGGGCGGCCTCCACCAGCCGGTAACCCGCCTGGACCAGCCGGAGCAGATCGCGCTCGAGAACCTCAATTTCATCCTGGTCAACACGGCCATCAGCGACAGCTGTCTGGGTGTTGCCGCACATGCGCCCTACCCGGTCGACCAGCTCCGCGACTTCGCTGAACAGCTCGGTGCGGGTCACGTCCTCAGCGTCCGGGATCGGGATCCACACGCAGCCCGTCACCCGGGACAGCGCATCGAGTATCTGCTGGTGGTCGTTGTGGTCGCGGGCGAACTCAGTGATCAGCTCGAACTGCGCCAGGGTGGGCGCCCGGTCGGGGTCGTTGACGTTCAGGTTGTTGTAGAGCTGCTGGGGGTGGAAGCCGTACTTGCCGGCGATGGTGTTGATGCCGTGGCGCTTCGCCGTCAGCGCGAGCGCGGTTTTGATGTCCAGAATGGTGCGCGAGGCGCGCTCCATCAGCCCCATGGGTTTGTTTCTCATGACGATTCTCTCTCCCCGGTTACTCATTACGCCACGCCGCTACTTGGCTAAGCTGTGACCATGAATCGAAATCAGGCTCACCAGGCCGCCTCACGCAGAACGCCTGCGCAAAGTAAGACGGCATTAACAAAGCCGTTATGCCGCCGCGCTCCGAGCAGCAGGATCCGCAGGGAACACGTCATCAAGAGTGACCAGAGACCCTTCGTCGTTCCGGGCCCCGGCGCGCCGCAGCACCTGGACAATGAGACGTCCAGTCTGGATATCGATGGCGCGAACGCCCCGCTCATAAGAGGACCAGCGGCTCTGGTACTCCCATCCAGCATCGATTGCCGCCTGATACTGAGAGAGCCCGACCTGCTTTCTGAAGTGACTGATTCGATTCATGCGCACATTAAAAACACGTTCTGCGTTTATCTGTCAACGCGTTTTGTTGTTATCCGCCCAACACAGCCTGTGTTCAAATACGCGGCATGAGCGATATCGGTGACCGAATTTCCCAATTACGACGCGACCTTGGCTGGTCCCAAGCCGAGCTGGCTCAGCGATGCGGCTGGGATTCCCAAAGCCGCATCAGCGGCTACGAACGTGGCGACCGCGTTCCTCGCGAGCGGGATTGGGAGATCATCGCCGAAGCGCTCGGGTGCAATAAGGCCTGGCTGGTCCTTGGGATCGGCGATCCGCACACCAACCACGGGGTTCGCGAAGACCAGGCAACTTATTCCACTGTAAGGTCTGCGCCAGTCCTGGCGCTGGAAGACCTACCCCTTCGTTTACAGGCTGATAGCGCCTACGCCACCGATGATGGCCGACCAATGCGAGCCCTCCCGGCGAGCGCCCCATTAGGTGCCGTTTGGGTCAGGATTACCGGTGACACCATGATCAACCCCGCCGGCGCACCGAGCTTGACGCCAGGCGCCTGGGCCTTAATCGAGCCCTGCGCACAGGCAAGAACAGGTGAGATCGTCGCCGCCTCTGTAAACGGAAACCCCACCATACGCATGATCGTTGAGGACGCCGGACAGACCTACCTAAAGGCACTTAACCCCACCTATCCAGTTATCCCTGTTGATGGACAACTCGACATTCTTGGCGTGATCCACCACGCAGAGATCACACTTTAAGCCGCTTCCGCATCAGGCCATTGAATTTTCGCGCCCGCGAAAAACGCATTTCGTGTTGACTCGATAGTTATTTCTGTGTTTCCTTAACGCATATCGCGTTTTTGGAGGCACACATGGCCAACATCTACATCCACCCAACAGCTACCACCCGGCAGCACATCGAGGCCATCCAGGCCCGCACTGGTTTGGTCGCCGTCCTGGGTAAGAACGGCCCCGCCCGATTGATCCAGGATGCTCAGCGCCCGAGTGCTGCCGCCCGGCTGAAAGCACGCCTTGCACGTTCTTTCTGGACGCCGCCTACGCCCGACGACTTCCCGCCGGGGGCCGCATGAGCCACCGCGACGTGATGCACAACGCCCGCCGGGCCTTCGCCCGCGCCCCGGTCACCAGTGATCTGCGCGCCGCAATGGGCCACAGCGGCCAGCTGCTGGACCGCTACACCCGGCACCTGCCCGATACCACCGGCGCCCTACGCACCCGCGAGGCACTCACTGAGTGCGCCGACCGCTACCTCGCGCGCTGCCGCCGCGCGGCCCAGAACAACAAACCGCAAGGAGCACACCCATGAAGGGACCGTTTCAATTCAGCCTCGCCGACGAACGGGCGCTGCGCGAAGCCATCCGCCGGCGCGGCACCACGGTGCTGCACCTGGGCCGGCACAGCATCGCCATCCGCAGCACCCCGTTCAGCCACGACATCGATCTGCGCGTGCGCGACATCACCGATCGCGACTGCCCCGCCCCGCCGGTGATCTACCGGGACCAGAACCAGCCCGCGCTGCTGTACATCGGCGCCGCTGACGCGATCACGCGCCACATCAACCGGAAAGCCATTCGAGGTGCGGCATGAGCTTGCGCAACCCCGACATGACCACGGTTTCCGGGCGCGCCGACCACGTGCTCAACACCCTGGTCCGCATCGAACGGACGCTACCTCTCGGCGAATGCAACGGGCGCTGGGCGCGATCATTCGCTGACGCAGTGGCTCTGCTCGGCAAGCCCATTGAGGACTACACCGTCGGCGAACTGTTGAGCCTGGCTCACCAGCACGCCGAGCAGTGGCTCGAAAGCGAGCAGGACTGGCGGGCCGAACAACAACACCTCATCGACACCGGTGGCCTGACGCACACCATCGACGGCACGGAGCTTACCCAATGAAAATAATCGGATTTGCCGGCCCCGCCGGCGTCGGCAAGAACACCGCCGCCCTGGCGCTGGCCACCGACTGGCAGACCAAGGCCGAGGCCATCGCCGGCCCCCTGTACGACGGTCTGTCTGGCTTGATCGGTATGGACACCAGCGCGGTGACCCTCGCTGATCTCTGCGAGGATCGGACGTTCAAGCGCACACCCAGCACCAGCCTGGGCAACCTCACGCCACGCCGGTCGCTGCAGCTGTTCGGCGACTGGGTGCGCCAGACCTTCGGCCAGGACTACCTGCTCAAGCGCCTGGAGGGCCGCATCGCCCAGCTCGAAAACTTCCAGGACACGCCGGAGATTCTGGCGATCACCGACATACGCACCGAGGCCGAGACCAGCTGGGTGCGCCGCCACGGCGGTCTGGTGATCCACGTCAGCCGGGGCGACGCGAGCATGGGCAAGGGCGAAGCCCCCGACCACAGCACCGAGCAGCCGCTCACCTTCCACCAAGGTGACCTGTACGCCCTCAACGCCGGCACCGTGGACGACCTGGAAGTGCAGGTGCGTGCCATGGTGCGCTGCTGGCTGGGTCAGGGAGTGGCGGCATGACTCTCTTGTGGATCGGACTTGCTGTCGAAAGCCTTGAAACCCAGTTCACCAGTTTCATTAAACGCCTGGGCGTGGCGCATGACATGGTCATGGCGCTTATTAAAAGAGGTCCTGAAGGTTCTTATCATTTCACCCATCGTCGGGTGTACAGCCCCGCGGGCCACTCGTTGTTCGAGCTGGGAGCTCATGGAGACAACATAAAACACGGCGCCCCGTATTTCGTCGATCCAGGCATCGCTTGGGAAAGACTCGAAGATCAGCCGGCGGTACATATCGCCAATCTTCTCAAGGCTACGCAACGATGCATGCACCGCGGCAGCGTTCAGTTTTCCTTCGTCTTCGAAGCTCTCAAGAAGCGTGACGGTCGAACGAACAAGGCCATGCGTTGCAACCAACCTGCTGATGCTTTGTGCATAGACAGAGCGCTGCTCCCGGCGCTGTTCATCTTCGGCGGCCATCCGCCGAGCAGTTTCGATCCTCAACTGCAACTCGTTGGAGTGCTTCCCAAGGCCATAGGAAACGATCAGCGCCAAAGCAGTGGCCAAGGCCTGCACCCATGCCGGGGCCGCGTCACTGCTGATCAGGGCGAAGAAAGTCATGTGATAGTCAATAAACTCACCCAAAAATTGGCTGACACGCTCCATAAACACCCCCTATCTACCCGGTCGCTGAAGCTTGCCCTAGCCCCGCCACGGAAGCAAAAGCGGGAGGCATTAGCATGCCTGTAATCGCGCGCGAGCTCTTTGAGTACACCGCCAAACGGCCCTGCCGCCTGATCCAGACGGAGGGCAAGCCCTATCTGGAACGCTACTGGCTGGGCGAGAAGTACGACCGGTTCTGGTACTTGCACCGCTTCCTGCGCGACGACGCCGAGCGCCACCTGCATGACCATCCGTGGGACACGGCGCACAGCTTGGTGCTAACCGGCCGCTACACCGAAGAACGGGGCATCGCGTACCCCCTGCACCAATCGCTCGGCCATGCCGTGATCAACCTCGGTGAACGGCGGGTCCGTTGGTTTAACACCCTGGCCCGCAGCCACCGCGAGATCGACCTGCACCGCATCACCACGGTCCAGCCGGAGACCTGGACGCTGTTCTGGCACGGCGCCTGGGACCACCCCTGGGGCTTCTACCAGGGGGACCGCTATCAGGAATACAAACCGGTGCCTTACGGGCCCGAGGAATACGCCTGGTGGCACGACGCAAAGCTGGGCCGCGACATCGGCCGCGAGCCGTTCAACGTCTGAGGAGAACTGCCATGCACCGCTCCGCCAACGACAGCACCGACATACCCT